TCTCGTCGACGAAAATAGGAACTAAATATCCTGCATCAAATGTTGTTTTGTGCGCTGTCTGTATTGCGAAACTAGATCGCGGTATATCCGCGCGTGGAATCATTGAGAACTTGTGTGTTGAAACCGAACGATTCTTGTGCATCATCTTAGCCATTGCTAATCTCCTGTTACGCTAATAAAAGGGCAAGCGATAATGCGAAGCTTACCCTTTTCTTACCGTTTAATGTTTTGTCGGTAAACACTGATCTGCTTTGATCAGATGTTTGGGTGCATCATGTAATGTAAATGTTGCGTCGGCATCATCGTATGTGCCTAATTCATATAATACAAAGTCTTGTGGGTGTTTGTAAAGCTGATTATCTTCGGCTTCTCTATTTACTTCGTCTGAGAATCCTCTAATAGCTACTCCCGCCGATTGTGTGAAATATGGTCTGTTATATACATCTGCTACTGTATCGCGCACCGCGCATACTGTTAATATCATTATAAACTCCTTATTAATCGTTGTGTTTTAGCTGTCAGGACTTCTTCCTTAACTGCTAATCTTTCAGGTGTGGACTCTTTTGAATTTTTCAAGGCTTGCATAATCCTTTCTTGCTTAATAGCCTCAAATTCATATGGCTTAATTGCATCATACTTTTTATCGTAATATCTGGGTGGTTTCATCCGTCTGCCGCCCTCTGTAACAATCGCATCCAAGGGGTATACGTCATTATAATATTTATCGAACCATCCTTGGGCTATTCCGGGCTTTAACGACATACGGGTAAACTCTGGTATTACTTTATATATCTCTCCTGTATCTGGGTTAATGCGGTCATAAACCGCATCAAACCTTTTTCCTGTCTTAGGATTAATATCCTGTCCACGACCTATAATTTTTTTTACTACATATCTTGCTACATAACCTGCTGATTGCTCTGTAACGTTACCTATACTGCTTTGCCCGAATTTCCATAAATCTTCTAAAATTTCGGACCTATATACTTTATGTCCTGACTTACTACTGAAGAATAATTCCTTATCTTCAAAATCATGGTTAAATAATATCGCGTGATAATGGGGTCTGTAATTAACGTCCCCATACTCTCCACACATATAAAATCTTATCTTTTTTCCTTGAAAGCGCTTTCTCAAGCGTTTCATAAATCCTTGATAGTGTGAATAATCTAATGACGAATCAATAGGAATATGTTCGTCTGAATATGTAAGTGTTAGAAAACAATTGTTTTCATATAAGCTTGCTTCATGCATACATCGAACGGCCCACATTTTCGACCGTCCTATCCTACATCCTATGCATTGTCCGCACTGGAGATCAATAGAATCTCCTTCGCCTGAACGTGCTTTAAAGCTTATTGTGCCATCGTCGAGCCGATGGGCTTTTAGCGGTGTATAACAAGTCATAACCTTTGCGCTCCATTAGGAGCGTGGTAATTAATTAAAAGCGGAATCCGCCGCGCATTGGCGCGCCTCTTAAATTAGCTGCTTTTGTCTTTCCTACCTGTTTTTTGAACCTACGGGCACTACGGCCCTTGTTTACTTTTCTGCGTCGAGTCATTCTCATTAGTCTCTCCTTTTTGGTGAAGTGTCACCTAGCACAGTAGATATCAAGTAATACTACTGTGCGTCGGGTTCCCCGACCGGCTCCGCCGTAGGTGTGTCTAGTTCTTCGAACTTTCTATACGCTAAGCCAAGCTTAGCTGCTTCTTCGTTATTTGCCTCATCTAGGCAAAAATCAACGAATTCTGCGGGGTCGTTTCCGAAACGTTCCCTAATATCGCTTGGGAGCTCTGCAAAGGCATCGTCTCCCGCTCTTATAGCGTTCATAGCGCTATGATAATCTGTAATGCCTACGAAGTCCTCTGGCATTGGTTTGCGGGTTGTCTGCATAGCAACCCCTGTTTTCGCATATTGTTTAACTATGCGATTAATATCTTGTTGATCTTTGAAGTTTTGTTGTGTCAAGGTCGGTTCAGCACAACTAATTGCTGAAGCCTCGCTAGCTTCTTGTTGGTCATAATTATAATTCGATCTAATAAACATTTTATCTTCCTCTAAATATAAACCTAAGAGCTTGTAAAGCTTTGCCGGTAAATCCGGCTGCCTTCATTGCATTCATCCAATCTGCTTCTGTAACTGACTTATCGGCTTCTGCCGCTGCTCTTTCCCATTCTTCCTTAAACTTTGCTATTTGATAAAGTTGAGGGCTCTTTTTCGCGTCATCTAATGCGCTCATATCAGATATACGATTATATTCATAACCCATTGCTCTAAACTCTTGCATAACTTGCATTTGATATGCATTGTCGCCTGTAAATCTCTGGCCTTTTCGGCCTACACTGAAATTCATTTTTTGAAGCCGCGCACGTAATAACTCGCCGGCTTCTCTGTTTTTAATATTTTGTGATGTGTTCGACTCTAAAATACCTTGTAACTTTGCTTCCGCAGTTCGAACACCTGTACCTTCTATAACTTCTGCTTCCGCATTAGTCTTGCGCGCTGACGCTTGCATATTTTTTAAACTAGCAGACATCATTGCTGCTTCCACTCCTGCTCTAGCAGTATTTTGCATAACAGCAGTTTGTCCTGATGGAGTGCTCGCGCCTCCCATCCTTGCCGATAACATCGGGTTTATACCTGCTGCTTTCATATCTTGTACTTGCCTTTGTACCGCTGTACGACTCATCCTTTCTTGAAATTGCATTTGATTGTGAGCCAACTGGGCGTTAGCTGCATTTGCAGCCTTCGCACCCCGTTGGGCCATCATGCCAGTGGCAACCATAGCTGCCGGAACCATCCACGCAGCCATTAGAAGTGATCTATTAGACCGGGAACGCTGTACAACGGCATTGGTCTAGCTGCTTTAATATCGAAAAAGGAGTCAAATATAAATTGTGCGCCATTTGCTCCTGAACCTATTGCTACTACTCGATCGACAGGCGGATTATCTTGAATAAACGTATTGTTTAATGTTGGCAACGTGGTGAATTTTTGTGCCAAATGCCAAGCATCCAAAGTGCCTGACGCTGTCGACCTAAATAAACTACTAATCATTGATGGGTGATATCTATATTCTGCCCATCTTTCTTGATAACCGAACACATCTTCGTCTGTTGATGTACCTGTTGCGTAAATCTCTTTATTAAGAACCGCTTGTTCTCCCAAATGGGCGAACACCGGAAAATAGAAATCGTATCGAGTACGTCTATTCCACATCCTACGCATACCTTGTTGATACGTTAAGTCAGCTCTTATTGAAGCCAATCCTATTACCATTCCATGTTCCGTAAAACTCTGTGTAAAACCATTATTCGAAGCCAACGCCGTTCCAACTGCTGCCAAATTGCCAAGCGGCGTATCACTTCCGGAGGCTGACGTCGCAGATGTTTGTGCAACAGGATTAATGTTGACAGGTGTACTACCACCGCCAAGATACTCAGGACGTTGCAAACGAGCGTCTGGACTAACAACTCCGAAATGACTCCTAATAATCTCAGTATATCGTGTACCACCTCTTGCATCCCTTTCTAGTAGACGCTGAGTCTGAAACGCTTCTCTAATTTGGTTAATTGTTGCCGCTGTCGCCTCACTTAAATCGGCATACATTGCGTTTGGTGGACTAGCTGCTGTTGAAAATGTAACTTCGTCTCCGGGACTTCCGTTTGTAACCATCTGACGATTAACACCGCTTGAATCTTTAATACCTACTACTGCACCATTTCCCGCCGGAAAAGCTATTGGTGCTGTTGTACCTAGTGGTAATTGAACTGCATCGCCTTTTTGAGGCCATGGCAATGCACTAGTGAAATAATCATGACGCTTACCGCGTCGTAATACCTCATAATCTGTATATGCATCTGGACCATCATCTGTATTAATAGTAACTGAATCCTGAAGGTTTTCGTCTCGAAACCATTCATTGTAAATAAGATTGTATGCTCTTAAATGCAAAGCATTGTGTGAAATTGTCTGACCGGCTGTTACCTGTCCATTAGTAGGCAGCCCCATGTAATCGTAAATGCTGCCAATGTCATAACCAGCCGTCGGACTGGTAATTTGCGGAACTGTGTAATCAATACTGTCTCCTGGGTTTGTCTGTTCTCCCATAAATTTTTGCCAGTTATCCCAAACAATTCGGTTTGGTACAAAAAAGAAGAACGTATCTAAATACATGTTATCCATTACTGGAAACAATGGCGTCGCTAATCGTGCGAACGCTGTCATTTTTAAATTGAATGTGTCTCCGGGTAAAATCTCGTCGACGAAAATAGGAACTAAATATCCTGCATCAAATGTTGTTTTGTGCGCTGTCTGTATTGCGAAACTAGATCGCGGTATATCCGCGCGTGGAATCATTGAGAACTTGTGTGTTGAAACCGAGCGATTCTTGTGCATCATCTTAGCCATTGCTAATCTCCTGTTACGCTAA